CTTTCCATGTGCCTGCTTCCTGAATGACTGGGATATAAAACTGCTCTTGAAAGATGTCATTTTCTGCCGTCTGGATTTCCTTGATTAGTTCGGACGGTACGGCTCGAACAAAGCTCATGCCGTCCGGCATGACTGAGATGAGGAAGAATAGATTGCCTGCCCGCGTGCGCTCGTCGCACCATTGCGGTATCTGCTCGGATAGTTTGTTTAGTGGATGGTCCCACCACATTTGCAAAAACTTCTGCGTGGCCGCGTGGTCGCTTTTGATTGTGAGCCCCTCGCCCACAATGAATTGAGTGTAGAGCTTGACTATCCGCCTGGCAACGGGTGAGACTCGCCAGGCTCTGAGGCATTCTGAAAGAATGGTTGCTCGGTCGTATTCGAAACGATCGCGGTAGAGCCCGCTGGCGTTGTCGCCGATAAAGAAAGTATTGTCATTCTCTCGGATGGTCTGCTGTACGCGCTCTCCTTCCTTGGGCGCAAGGAAGTTTGATAACCTGGTTCTGAAATCTTTTAGCATGTGCGGCTCCTAAAAATTCTTGTCGGCGGTCTCTAATACGTCGGCTTGCTCGATGATCACGGTTGGCGCGGATATGTACCATTCCAATAAATCAAGCTGCGCGGTGAGGGCGTCGGTGGTGATGATGTCGTCATGGATGAGCAAGCCCATTTGATTACGGGTCCCGTCCGGTACGCTCCACCTCATGGTTTTGGAGGGTCCGATCAGTATTTCGCTCTGGCAATTGGCATACTGCTCTCGGCTGGCTTCGTCCTGCACGCAGTCCCTGAAGCGCCCGCTCTCGATGATGGCAATGAAGCCATAACCTAATTCGCTCTTGGATTGTGCGGTGTATTTGAAGCCGATCACCCGCTCCGTGAATTTGCGATAGAGCATCCCCCATAATCCTTCTCCGGCTCCGGTTGCATCTTCGACGATATACAAGGGATGCCACACACTGGCGAGTGCGGATATCGCGCCGAAAATATCGACATGGTTGTTTCCCTGCCATTCGAGCCGCTTCACGGCTCGGTAGATGGGAGCCTGAAGCAAGTCAAGCTCGGTCAGGTCGATGTCGATCACGTCCAACGTTGTCTTATCTCTGCCTGGGTTCCGCATTCCCTCGAGTTCCAAGATGCCTTCATCCTGTCCGGCTACGTCTATCAAAAAGGCGTAGGCGTGTCCTGGGACGGGTGCGTCCTGCGGGTCCTGGTCTCCCTGCATCAGCGCCAGTCTGCGGGCGTTGAACATCCCCGTTTGTGCATCGATGCGCTCACAAAAATACTGCGTCTTGACAAGTGGATGCTCTCTCCCTAATTTCCTGAGCTCGCTGTCCACGAATTGCCCATAAGGTTTGTTTACCTTCCGCACATCTTCGGCGGTGTAAACGAACACGCGTTTGATACCGTCCGCTTTCTCGGCTGCGAGTGCGGCGTCCTGCTCCCTGGCAAGTAGTGTGTTGCTGGTCCATTGGGTTCCGACGATAATCCTTGTGGCGTTGGTGCTGGCTACCATCGGCGCGAAATCCTTGTCATATTTGGCAGGCGTGATGTCCTGGGCTTCGTTGATCACAAGCAATAGGCTGGCTGTGGCTCCGACGACATTGGACTCTTTATCGCCTGAAAGTAGAGAAGTGACGGCATTCCCTATCATGCGCATGTAATCGGCGCGCTTTTTCCAAAAGGCTTGCGTCAATAGATTGGCTTTGAGCCTGTTCTCCAAACGCATTAGGAAATTGAGCGTTTGCGGCTTGTATGTGGGATTGGCGACGACGATGCCCACCTCACGGTGGGCATATAAATTCATGAGGTAACAAATCAGATTGGCGAGTAACTCGTCTTTGCCTGCCTGCCTGGATATGATGATCACGAATGTAAGCCCGCGCTTGTTCATAACGGAATCAATGATTGCCTCGGCTGGCTCCAGCTGATACGGCCGCATTTGGATGGCTCCGCCGCGCTTGGTGAAGTTGTCGAAGGTTCTGCCGATGGTCTTGATAGTCTGAATGAGTGTGCTCATTCTTTTCCCCTGGGGTTCGGGGGCTGGCTCCCGTCGTCAAGAGACCGGCGTACTCGCCGGTCGGCGGAGCCGTCCTCCCGTTGCCCTTTGGCGGCTTTCCAGCCTGCCGTGAATGAGGCTAGTACCATCTTCCATGCCTGGTGATTTCGGTACGTCTCGAAGGGTCCGAATCTGTCTCTGAAGGCTTGTAGGATTTTTTCTTCTTCTGTCATATCCCCATTTCCAATCTGAGTTCTTCCAGCGCGTGCATGATTGCATCGGCTACGTCTCCGCCTTTGCCTTTGATCAGATACTGGGTGCGTGCGAGTGTGGACAGGGATTGCGTCATGAGGCTGAGGGTGTTGAGTTGCTTTAGATAATGGTCGTCGCGGAGCTCTGATTGTCCGCCTTCCTTGTTGGGCAAGTATGCTGGCTCGAAATAAAGCTGGTCATATAGCTGGTCCAGACATACGCGGATAAGATTGATCTCGGCTTGCAAGTCGGTGGCGTCCTGCCCGTCCAATCGTTTCTGCTGCTCGGCTGTAAACCTGTTGGCATAGAATCCATGGCGCATGGCGTTCTTATTGCCTGGCTGCGCGCCTGGCTTCCTGCCTGTGCTCGGCTTCTTCCTGGTCTTTACTTTAGCAACCATCTTGCGGCCTCGCTCAATATGATTGCGATAATCCCGCCAATGACGGCGCGGCGGTAGAATTTGCGCTCGTCGGCGGCTGCGGTCTGCTCGTTCTTTCGCATGGTGAGGAATTCATTGAGTCCGGTCTCTACGATTCCCACTTTGGCGGCTAAAGTTTTTTGCGCGTCGTCGGCTGCCTGATTGCGTAGTTCAAGTCTCTCGATGATCTTGTATGCGTCTCGGATAACCTCGGTTAAAAAGCGTGCGCCTGAGCGCGTGGAGAAAGTGGCGTCATTTTCCAGTAGCTTGTCGATCTTGTCGGCGATGCTGTTGCCGCTGTTCATAGGTGAATCAATGTGCCTAACAGCCTGAGCCGGATGGCTCCGCTCTGTCCATGGCTGCGCTCTTTGAGGTATTCGATAATTTGTGCGGCGTGGATTTGGGTGATTTCGATGTCGATTGCGGTGACGCGGCGCTGCTCGATGTATTTCTTTAGCTCCGGGCTGGTGTCGACTCTCTCGACGTATAGGGTTACGGGTCTGCTAATATCCTCCGGCAATGGCATGTGTAGGGTTCTCCGTGAACAAAAAGAGCCGCGCACCTGTGGACCTTTCGGTCTCGGTACGCGGCTGGCTATTTAGGCAGTTGCCTTGTCCGCTCTGCGTTCTCACCGCGCTGGCGCTGCGGCGCAAGTGTGGCTTCAAAGGGAGAGCGGCTCGAATTGTCGTCTACAAAAATGCGTGCGTGAAATTCGCACGCACATTTTTGCAGATATTACCACAAATATTTTATTTGTGTTTGCCGTTGTGTGGAAATAGCAATGAAGTTGTGGTGCGGCGTACGTGGTCGTCTATGTTGAGTGCTATGGAATCTTTCATTATTTGTAGGTGTACATCTTCGCATTCTGCGGTCGGCTTGTCGCGCAGTGCCATATAGACATCGTATGCCTTTTGGGTTGCCTCAACCCATCCCGTGCCTGGGATGTCTCTTGTTTCGGTAGCAATTACTTTGCCTATTTCAAGTTCGCCTATTTCAGAATATTGGTATTTCATCCAGTAGTACATATTATCTCCTTTTATATATTACTTCGTAATTCATTGCCGGATTTCGCAGACAGGAATTACCACAAAAAAATTATTTGTGTTTGCCGTTGTGCGGGAAAAGTAATGAAATTGCTGTTGTTAGGATGCGATATGCTATATCTCCGAGCCGTTCCTCCTGGGCTTGCTTGGTCTTCAGCGCGGCATGCAATTGCGTCTGCAAGATTCGCAGTTGCTTTACTTCTTCGGGGATGTCTTTGTATTCTTCGAGTCGTTCCTCGATGTGTTCGAGGACTGATAATATCTTTGTCTTGGTTGTGGTCTGGTCGTCGTCTCCCATGGGCTTGCTCCTATGATACTTATAAAAACTTCACTTGATTGCCTGGCTTTAGTGTGCCTGTAAGTATATACCTGCCTTCGGCATGTTGACCTTCGAGAATTTCATTTCGATCTCCTATTGTTGCTATCGACTACGTTTTGACGGTCTGCGGCTCGGCGCTTTTCGAGCTCTCGCATTTGGTGATAGAACGCGGCTATCTTGGAACGTGTGTTCTCTGTGATGAACATGGCGGCTTCTCTCTCCATCAGTCCTACGATCTGCTCGGCCAGTCCCATGGTCAGGTCGTATTGCCGGAATGAGATAGCTAGTGCCTGGTTCTCGTCGAATAGCTCGGCGATGGCTTCGCGTTCGCGTTCCCACTGGTCCAATGCTTCGGCTAGGGTCTTGGCTTCGCCTGCGATTTCTAGGGCGCGCTCTGTGTCGGTGGTCATGGCTCTTGCTCCTTCTTCTTCCCGTAGCTGTGTAGGCGCTCTATGATCACATGTCGGCTGTCTTTGGTGAGCGAAAACCACCATTTGAGGTATTCAGTACGCGGCTGGCTTGGCTTGGGCTTGCCGCGGGGCTTGTATCTGTGGAGTCCCAATCTATGGCGGGTCTCGCGTCCCTTGGGTGTGCGGTCGGTCGGCTCGATGCCATGGCGTACTAGTTGGAAAATCCAATAGACATTTACCTCGATCTCCTCGGCTGCCTTATGGAAAGAGCCGCATTTGCGTAAAAGTTTCACTAGCTTGGGCGGTGTGTTCGGGTGTATCGTCATAGGAGTACCATTTGAGCGAGTCTCTGCTTGGCGATAAACTCGCACCATTGTTCTGAGTATTCAATCGTCACGCACTTGCGGCCCATGTTCTTTGCAATGCGGGCTGTGGTTCCAGTCCCTGCGAATGGGTCAAGGACCGGTAGGTCCGGACCTGCAAGGTAGCGCAAGACTCGGCCTGTCAAATCTTCGGAGGTGTAGCCTGGGTGGTCGAAGTCGTTTTCGTTGAAAAAATAACCGTTGCCGCGCTGTTGGACTTTCTCCCAAACGTTCTTGATTCGCTCTTTTGGTTTTGCGTTTGTGAGTAGCGTCGAAAATTGATCTACGAATCCGCCGCGGATTGCGCCCTCGGGTCCCTTGCGAATGATGATCTGCTGATATTCAAATCCTAGCATTGCCCAATAATTGGGTAAGTATGATTTTGGGGTATAGATGCAAATTTCAGGGGCCAGGCGCTTGGCCTGGTTTATCCATTGTTCACAAAAGGTTAGATATTCCGGCTCCGGCATGTTGTCATTCCATCCGCTGTACTCTTTGCCTGCGTTGTAAGGTGGGTCAGTCCATAGGAAGAATGGTCCTGAAAGCTGCGGCAAAATATCTCGGCAATCACCATGGTATAGGGTTGCGCTGTCGTCTTGGTAATAGGGTTTTGTCATTGGTAATTGCTCCTGCCCTTCTGCGGTCTCGTCGTTTGCGTAGCAGTCGGCTGTGCGATTGGTGTGGCAAAGCGTAGCCAGTATTCGGGGATGATGAATACGGCTCCGCTCTCGATCTCTGTTTTCCCTGTGGGTTCGGGAGGCTGGCTTCCCGT